TAGTTTTGATTCATTGGCTAATTTCCCAAGTATGAAAAATTGGACAGTTAAGGGTCAACAGAAGCCAAACATATTGGAAGACATCATCAGTTCAAGAAATGCCTTAAAAGAGCTTTATAGGGGCATGGGAAAGGTTTTAAGGGCAAAGAAGCACTTTTGTATGGGTAACCACGAAGGACGCATATATCGGTACGAAAATGAGCATCCAGAAGTAGTTGGTGCTTTTTCACAGCAGTTTGAAAACATATGGCGAGAAAGAGGTTGGGGAATTTCACAGTATGGCGATTTTCATTTCATCAAGGGAGTTGCTTTTGTTCACGCACCATTGAATGAAATGGGTCGAGAATATGGCGGTAGACTTGCAGAATCATCAACTATCAGTAACTCAGCAACCCACGATATAGTGTTCGGTCATAGTCATAGGGAACGATCTTGGCGAAGTGGTAAGATTGGTAAGGGGAACTATGTCAAAATAGTGAATGTCGGCTGTTGCTTGGAACATAATGAAATTGAATCTTATGCTAAAATGTCAACAACTGGCTGGTCGTATGGAATAACAGAACTTTTATTGGCTGATGGTCATATTCAAGGACACAATCAAGTTTCTATGCTAGAACTGAAAGAGAAATATGCCGACAAAGGATAAATTAGTCCAACGAGTTATTGATCGTATTGCCAAGCGATCTGATAAAGGCATTAAAAAATTTGGTAATACTATGGGAGAATCAAAAAAACCAACGATAGCTTGGATTAATGATGCACAAGAAGAATTAGCTGATGCAATTATTTATCTTGAAAAGGTCAAGGTAGATATGGAAGAAGAAGATAAATTATGGGAAAAATCCTATGGCGGTACAATATGAATATAGAACATTTAAAAGATGAATTACGCAAGGAAGAGGGTTATCGAGATATGATATATCTTGATACAAGGGGATTTCAAACTATTGGCATTGGTCATTTAGTCAAGCCAAGTGATCATTTTGTTCAAGGCAAAAGATATTCAAGAAAACAAATAGAAAAAGTATTTGATTATGATGTCAAGATATGTGTTCAAGATGCATATAATTTGTGTAAGGATTTGGATATAAAAGAGGAGGCAATATTAATTGTGGCTCATATGTGCTTTCAATTAGGCAGAACAAAGACAGCCAAATTTAAAAAGATGTTTGAGGCATTAGGAAAAAAGGATTATATTACTGCTGGATTTGAGATGGAAGATAGTTTATGGGCGAAAAAACACACACCAGCAAGGGCGAAGAGATTAAGCGAACAGATGAAAAAGTTGATTTAAGAAAACACAGGAAACGAATAACAACAGATGAGGAAAAAATATTCATAATGGAAACAAGAGAAAAATATAAACAAGAGGACTTAAAAGAAAAAATGCAAAAAATTTCAGATGAACAAAAAAATGATGTTATCATTAAAAAAAAAGCTAAACTTAATAGTATCGGCTTTCCATCCAATGATCCCTATGGGCTATCAGAAGCTTGGTGGAAAATATTTACTAAACCGAAAGTAGAATAATGGGAATATTAGATATATTTACAGGTGGAAGCATTAAAGCTGTTGGTAAAATAGTTGATGAACTTTACACCTCAGAAGATGAAAGAAACCAAGCAAAGATAACTTTAGAAAAAATACAATCAAAATTAAAAGAAAAACAATTAGATATTAACATTGCCGAAGCGAAACATAGATCATTATTCGTTGCTGGATGGCGACCTTGTCTTGGCTGGGTTGGTGCCTTATCTGTTGCCTATGTTTATTTGTTACAGCCAATATTGAATATGATATTGCAATTATTTGATGTTCATATAGATTGGGTCGTTCTTGATCTTGGACAACTGATGCCTTTGATACTTGGTATGTTGGGTCTTGGCGGTTTAAGATCGTTCGAGAAAGCGAAAGGACTCACAAAATGAGCAAAATATTAGATTGGATTAAATATAATGAGCTTAACCCCTTTGTAAAATGGGCGATAGTTTTCATTATCATTTGGGCAGCACACCAATACATCTTGCATTAAAAGTATGCCGAAAATTAAAATAGGTGGTAAAACAATTCTAGCAAAATATCCTAAAAAAATGGGAAAAGGGAAATCATACACCTATGGCAAAAAGAAAATCGGCAAAGCTAGAAATCGTAATAGATAACAAATCATACGAATTACACGAAATACATTGGTTGGACATTGTGGGTGATTCCACGATTACAAGTGCAGATGAATTTGCCAAAATGAAATGTGCTGAAATGGTCAGCGAGGCTTATATTTGGAAAAAGGACAAAGAATTTTTATATATATTTTCTTCGTATCAAAAGAATGATGTGGGATTTGGCGATAGAAACATAATACCTCTAGGATGTATAAAGGATATACGCAAAAAAGCCTTATAGATTAATGGAGGTTTAATTGTAGGGGGGTTGGTATATGATATTAACCCCCCTAGTAATAGACGCCTAATTTAATGCTTTTAATATCTCAGCCATAAACCCTAGCATATAGCAATTAGGCAAAATAACCTTATACTATTACTTACAAGGTATGAAAGTGGGTTATGGCGACCATTAAAACCCCCAAACCTCTTTTCTTGCCTTAATAAGTGAACCATCGTTTCCTTTAGGATAATTCCAAGTCCAATGTTCAATATCTGGAACAAGGGAATTTCTAACATCATCTTCGGTTTTATTATTGCAAAGAAAATTACTCATAGCTTTTATGATTTGTTCGGCTATGCGTAAGGGGGTCTTTGTATCTTTTATTGTTAAAGGCAACATTTTAATTTCATTGGCATAAATTATTGCATATAATAATTCTTGCCTAGCATTTGTCGCCTTTAAATAAATGGATTGTTGCATTGCGTGGGATAAATTAATATCACTCGGCTTCCTCTTGGAAGTTTTTAAATCAAGATAATAATCCTCTTTGGTTTCCTTATCTTCAAAATGAAAATCAGTATAACCAATGATTGGAATATCCAAAATTTGAGTTTCAACTTTTCTCTGGTAATCCAATACCTTTAGATTTTTATCTTTTAAATAATTCCAAGATTCATTTAATAAACGCTCAAGGTTATTTCTTTCCCAAGAAATATAATCATCTTTCACATTTTTTAAATTTGCGTCAAAATCACGATACATAGCTTCAACAGCATCAGATTTTTTATGCCGATTAAATAATAATTTAATCCCTGTTTCAACTGCACTTCCTCGTTCTGCGGCTGCGCTGGTAGGGAATTGGTAACCAAAAACCCTACGCAATGCCCAACGAGGTCGATTAAATGCAAAATCAGTTAATTGAGAATAGGAAAGTGGAAGAATTTCCTTAATTTTTAATTTCTTATTTCGTTCATTCCACTTTTCAAAATGCTCAATGTCAACACCATAAATGTTGCTCATAATGCTTTTCGTATTATTTTATTAAAAGCATTTTCTAGTCTATAACTCAAAGTTTCCAATGTGGATTTTTCTTTAAGCAATTTAGTTTGTTTATGTTTTACAAGGAAAACAAAATTTTCTTTTCGGCAATTTGCTTCGTGCCTATCTTCTTCTTGTTTAACTTGTTCATCATAAAACATTTGACCAGTCTTACTCATTTATACCTCCTTCAGAGAATATTAAGTATAGGTTGCCTTATATCACAAGGCTTCCATTCGTAATCAATTAAACCATAATTTTTTGAATTGGGAAATTTACTTCTCAAATCCCTAGTCAATTTTTTACCACGATTTAATGCGTCAATAGAAAGCGCCATAGTCTCGCCATTATGCGATACCTCTATGCCACCCTCTTTAATACCTTGTTCAACGACATAATCCCTAATTGAAATTAAATGCCCTTGCCAAAGTTTCTTAATTAGGATTTTTTTCATAATCCTCCTTACAAGTTCTTTGATAATTCCCTTTCATTAACGACTTTAGTTCGTAAGTCATTTCTAAAAGCTTTATAGGTTTCGTACCGAACTTTAGCACGATTCCTTTCTTTAAGAACATTCGCATATTGTATATCGAACTCCTTAAACTTTTCATCTGCATAAATATATGCATTTAATTCTGTTATATTTTTGTATTGTTTAAATTTATATTTGGCTGTTAATTCGCCAATGAGAGTTTTTTCAGTTCGTTTTAAAATTTCCAACGCAGTATCTGAATCTGCAAATTCCAAACCTAATTCTTCCTCTTTAACGGATAAAATATTAGGATCAAATTGCACTTGATAAATATCTGTCATTTTCTTTTCCTCTCTTTTTTAATTCTATATTTTTTAAAATTACTC